CGAAGGATCAGGCAGGCACTCCTCCGCCTCCTCGTCCACTCGGCACCACACGGTCCTTCTCTTCCCCGACCTGGAACGGGATAATTCCGTCCACAACGGCTTAGTCTTTAGCCTGGAGCGAGCCCCATTAACACCCGACAGAGAAACTACAAACCGGCGGAAGGCAGCGGGCTTTCGACGTAAGTCGGAAACACACCACTGATGGTAACGGGCCTCAAACGACCCGTTATCCACCTCCGCCCAGTAAGCTTTCACTGCCGACCGGGTACAATAGGGCACTCCCCACGCTAAATCGGTTACCTCGTCCCAAAACTCGAGCTCGGCTGCTAGCTGACTAGCACGAACCGAGGGATTTGGACTCACCGTTTGCCTCCGCCAGCCGGAAGGGATTTTAACTTGACCAAGCAGCCGATCAGGCGGCACGGGTAATGGCACCCCTTCAGTGACCTCTTCAAGACATCTGTCATAACGAGCAGGAACACTGTTAAGGTACCACAACTCCCGCCGCCAAAGGCCCGACTGCTTCAACATCCCCTCCGTCACGGAACCCATTCCAAGGCCCCGTAACACGCTCCTTCCACATTTCCTTATCAATTTGGCCTTAACCGAAAGGAACCAAGCTCCCAACTCATCCCTCAAACTCCCCCGAAACCCTTCCAGGAATGACCTAAGTGTTCCCGCAAGAGCCGTAGGGTAAGGAGACTTCGACCTCATCAAGGATGAACAACGAACGACAGGAACAAGTCGAACATTGTCACCAACATGAAAAAAAGTCGAATTAAGTGAAAAGGATGAAGAAGAGACGAGGGTTTTTCCAGGGGATAACCGCAGGCCCACCGAAGCCACAAAACCGGCCCACTTCTCGTAATCCGCAAAAGAGCTCCGAAAAACTATGTCATCACCGTTGACCTTAACCGGGACATCCGCCCCGAAAACCCAACGAAATGCCATATAATTCTGCAAGCAAAGAAGCGGAAAACAGAGAAGGGACCCCATCAACTGCCGAGTTGCTTGTACCTCAACCCCATCAGGATAGACCAACGTAACCCGAAGGTAACGAAGGGCCGCAACCTGAACAGAGACAGGCACACTGCGACATCTACGAAAGATGGCGCGCAAAATCCACTCGGCAGTCGACACCGGTAAGTGATCGGTGGCGGACTCATAATCCCCCGAAACAAACACCTCACCTGGAACCTTCCGAAAAGGCACCAAACCGACTCGGCTTAGCTTTCCCCCTCAAAAGCCAGGGGAACTCGGAAATCCGGTTGTAGATGAGCTTGTGAAGGGGTTTCAGCGTCTGGGCCCCGGCAGACATGAC